AGCACAAGATCATCCATACGTATCGAACATCATTTTCACTCACGGAGGGTGACCCATGGACTGGAAGCCTTCTGACCTGGGCGACCGCGGCTCCGCGCTCTGGGAGTCGGTGACCACGCAGTACGGGCTGCGGCCGGACGAGCTCTCGATCTTGGCCGACGCGTGCCACGAGGCCGACATCATCGAGCGGCTCAAGGCCGAGTTCGCCGCCCGCGACCTGATCACTACCGGTTCGATGGGTCAGGACGTCGCTGCCCCGCACGTGAGCGAGATCCGGCAGCACCGCGCCACGCTGGCGACCCTGCTGGGCAAGCTGCGGCTGCCGGACGACTCCGCCGGTGCGCCGAGCAACTCCTCGGAGGCCGGACGCGCCCTGGTGAACCAGCGCTGGCGCCCGCGTTCGGCTGGCTGACCCATGGCCACCGCGCTCAGCACCGGACGTCGGGACGAGCGCGAAGAGCTGGCCGAGATCGAGCAGTACTACCGCACCGAGCTCGCCCGTCCGGCCGAGTTTCCGCCGGTGGCCTGGCAGCCGGTGCGGATCGGCCCGACCTGGCAGACCGACGGCCGCCACTGGCTGCTGCCCGAGCACACCCTCGGGTGGGGGTTCCTGGCCTGGTGTGGCCGCTGGCTGCAGGAATCCCGCGGGGTCGGGTGGCGCTTCACGCTCGAACAGGCGCGGTTCCTGCTCTGGTGGTACGCCGTGCAGCCCTCCGGCCGGTTCCTCTACCGCGACGGCGTGTTCCAGCGGCTCAAGGGACACGGCAAGGACCCGCTCGGCGCTTGCCTCAGTGCCGGGGAGATGCTCGGGCCGGTCCGGGTGGTCGACTGGGACCGCGGGCAGCCCGTCGGTGGCGACGTGGCGGCGGCGTGGGTCCAGACGGCCGCGGTCAGCTTGAAGCAGACCAAGAACACGATGCGCCTGTTCCCAGCCCTCTTCTCGGCTGAGGCGAAGCTGCGCTACGGCATCCAGATCGGCCGCGAGCAGGTGCACGCCCTGGGCGACGAGCGGTTCATGGAGGCCGTCACCAGTTCGCCGACCACGCTCGAAGGCGCGCGGAGCTCGTTCGTGCTGATGAACGAGGCGCTATCATTAGACGTGCGCATCCCCACGCCCAACGGGTGGTCCACCGTCAACGCCGTCAGCGTCGGCGACCGGATCTTCGGCTCCAATGGGCCGACCACCGTTACCCACGTGACCCCGGTCTATGAGGGCCGCCCCTGCTACCGCGTGGCGTTCGAGGACGACACCGAGCTCGTTGCGGACGAAGGCCATCTGTGGCTGAGCCGCCCGACCGGTTCGGGCGCGAAGCCGCGAGTGCGCACCACGCGGGAGATGGCCGAGGACCCGCGCCGGTTCGCCGTGCCGAAGATGTCCCCGTTCGACGCGCCACCGCTCGATCTGCCACTCGATCCCTACGTGCTCGGGCTGTGGTTAGGCGATGGTGACGTGAAGGCCGCTGGCATCACGGTCGGGCGCGAGGACTTGCCATTCATGCTGGCAGAGGTGCAGCGGCGGGGCGTTCCTGCGGCGGCGACCACGAAGACCCGCGACGACCGAGCCGCGCGGATCAGTCTCATGGGCAACGCGGCCGGTCAGCTGTACACCAAGGACGGCTCGTCGGTGCGCGGCGCATTGATCAAGCTCGGCGTGCTCGGCGACAAGCACGTGCCGCCGGACCTGCTGCGTGCGTCTCGGGACCAGCGTCTCGACCTGCTGCGTGGATTGATGGACGCCGACGGGTGCTGCACCAAGCTCGGGCTAGCGGTCTTCGTTAACTCGAACCGACAGCTATTCGACGGCGTGGTTGAGCTGGTCCGCTCGTTGGGCTATACGGCGCACGTGCAGTCGGTGACCGACACCCGGTGGCCGAAGAACCCGACCAGCTACCGGTTGACCTTCCGTCCGGACGACGACCTGAACCCCTTCCTGCTGCCGCGGAAGGCTGAGCGCGTGCTCGCCCCCTCGCGTCGGCGGTGGAAGGTGATCCGCTCGATCGAGCCGACCGAGTCAGTGCCGGTGAAGTGCATCGAGGTCGATGCCGAGGATCACCTGTTCGTCGCGGGCGACGGCTGGACGGTCACGCACAACACCCATCACTGGCTCAGCAACAACGAGGGCCACGAGATGGCCGCCACGATCGAGCGCAACACCACCAAGGCCAAGGGCGGGGCGGCGCGCACGCTGCGCATCACCAACGCCTACGAGCCGGGCGAGGACTCGGTCGCCGAGCGCGACCGGGAGGCCTGGGAGAAGGCCCAGAGCGGCGAGGTCGTCGACGTCGGCCTGCTCTACGACTCCCTCGAAGCCCCGCCGGAGGCTCCGCTCACCCCGGAGGCCGCGCCGAGCGTGGTGGAAGCGATCCGTGGTGATTCGGTCTGGCTGGACACCGAGTCGATCGTCAAGTCGATCATCGACATCCGCAACCCGCCGTCCCGCTCGCGCCGGTTCTGGTTCAACCAGATCACCGCGGCCGAAGACGCGTGGATGGATCCGCAGCAGTGGGACGCCATCGCCGCGCCGGATCAGCTGGTGCTGCCGAACGAGCCGATCGTCGCCTTCTTCGACGGGTCCAAGAGCGACGACTCGACGGGCCTGGTCGGCTGCCGGCTCTCCGACGGGCACGTGTTCGTCATCGACTGCTGGGCCAAGCCCGCGGGCGAGCGCGGCCGGAGCTGGATCGTGGACCGTCAGGCCGTCGACGAGGCCGTCACGGCGATGTTCGACGCCTACAAGGTCATCGCGTTCTTCGCCGACCCGTCGGACACCCGCGACGACACCGGAGAGCGGTTCTGGGAGCCGTTCGTCGACGACTGGCACACCCGCTATGGCCCGCAGCTGAAGCTCTGGAGCGTGCAGTCCGGCGACCGGCGCCACTCCATCTCCTGGGACATGCGCAGCCGCGAGCACGTGAACCTGTTCACTGGGGCCGCCGAGCGTTTCGTCGCCGAGGTGGCCGCGGGCCGGATGAGCCACGACGGGGACATCCGGCTGCGCCAGCACGTGCGCAACGCACGCCGTCGGCCGAACGACTTCGGCGTCTCGCTGGGCAAGGAACACCGCGAGAGCGCGCGGAAGGTCGACCTCGCGGTGTGCGCGGTGGGCGCTCGCATGCTGCGTCGGCTCTACCAGAACAAGGACACCTCGACGAAGACGCGTACAGGGAAGGTGTGGTAAATCGTGCTTTCTCCCGAGCAGGCGCGCAAGCTCGTGAAGGACGAGCTCTACCCCGGCTGGGATCGCGACAAGCGGCGCCTGGACCGCATCGACTGGTGGTACCGCTGGGAGCAGGAGGACGTCCCGATCCCGCGCAAGGCCACCCAGGAGCTCAAGCGGCTCGCGCTGCTGTCCCGGGTGCCATGGCTCTCGCTGGTGGTGACGGCCACCGCGCAGGCGATGTACGTCGACGGGTTCCGCTCCGAGCTCGACCGCGACGACACCGCGGCCGACGACGAGGAGCGCGCGTCGCCGCCGTGGAAGACCTGGCTGGCCAACGCGATGGATCGCCGGCAGATCGCGCTGCACCGCGCCGCGCTGGCCTACGGCTGGAGCTTCGCGAAGGTGCTGCCCGGCGAGGACCCGGTCACCGGCCGGTCCATGTCGGTGATCCGGGGCGTGTCGCCGCGCAAGATGTTCGCGCTGTTCGAGGACCCGGCTGAGGACGACTGGCCGCGCTACACCATGCAGGTCATCGACTCGATGCGCAACGGCGAGATGCTGGTGCGGGTGCTCGACGACACCGCTGAGCACGAACTGCGCATCGACACCAACGGGACCGACGTCGACTATCTCGGCCAGCCCCGGATCCACGACGCGGGCGTGTGCCCGGTGATCAGGTTCGCGAACATGCTCGACCTGGAGGGCCGCAGCCCCGGCGAGATCGAGCCGCACATCGCGCTCGCCGCGCGGATCAACAAGACCTCCTACGACCGCCTGCTCGTGCAGCACTTCAACAGCTGGAAGGTGCGCTACGTCGCGGGCATGGCTGAGCCGGACGAGGAAGAGGACGCGGTCCGCAAGAAGCTGCAGCTACGCCAGGACGACATCCTCGTCGCCGAGGACAAGGACACCGTGTTCGGCACGCTGGACGAGACCCGGATGGAAGGGTTCATCGCGGCGCACCGCAACGACATCGAGACCCTGGCCGCGGTCACCCAGACCCCCACCCACGAGCTCACCGGGCAGATGGCCAACCTCTCGGCCGAGGCCCTCGCCGCCGCGCGCGCTTCGTTGAACCAGAAGGTCGTGGAGCGTCAGAAGGCGTTCGGCGCCAGCCATGCGCAGATGCTGCGGCTCGCGGTGGCGCTGGAGGGCGACGAGTCCTACGCCGGCGACTCGACCGGGCGGGTGACCTGGCAGGACATGGAGATCCGCTCCATGAGCCAGGCCGCGGACGCGCTCGGGAAGATGGCCGAGATGCTGCACGTGCCGCCGACGGCGCTCTGGGCCCTGGTGCCCGGCGTCGAGAAGACCGACGTGGCCGAGTGGATCGAGTTGGCCGAGAGGGGCGACCCGATCACGAAGATGGTCGAGCGGATGGAGGTCCAGCGTCGCTCCGCGGAGGTGCAGGCGCGCCAGGCCGCTCGACCGGACCCGGCGCAGAACGGTTCGTCGCGAGGCCGGGCGCGCACCCCGAAGGCGGCCCGCGATGGCGTCGACGCCTGAGGGCACCCGGCTCACCGAGGCGCACCGCCAGGCTCAGCAGGACGTCCGTGACGACTTCCTCGCCGAGTTCCTCGCGCTGTGGGCCTTGCTGGACACCGATCGTCTGGACGAGACCGGACCGGGCTGGCTGCAGGCGGTGACCCGGGCGATCGTCGCCTACCGGCTGCTCTCGGCCGAGGTGGCCACCCGCTACTTCTGGCAGTTCGCCGCAGCGGAAGCGCCGGATCCCGTGCCGCGGCCCCGGATCCCGGACCTGGATGTCCCCGCACCTGCACCCCGGCCGTCTTCCCCGCGGCCGGGGCGTAGTTCTCGGCGCACCCCGCGCCCGTCGCGTCAGGCCAACGACCGGCGTGCGCGGCGCGACCTGGACCGGGCGCTGGAGGACTCTGGCATCCGCTGGGACTTCGACGAGAGCTCGCTCGTCCTGCCGGAACGCCGGACGACGATCGAGATCCCGGACATCGACTGGAAGCCGCAGGACCGCAAGGTCACGATCGATCTGAACATCGCCGGCCCGATCGGCCAGAAGTCGCAGATCAAGAAGGGTCGCTCGCCGGAGCGGGCTCGCGACGTCTCGTTCGTCGAGAGCTCGGGAGCGGCGACCCGGCATGTGCTCACCGGCGGTCGGCAGAGCCTGCTTACGCTCGTGCAGGAGAACATGCCGGACCCGCGGTGGGTGCGAGTGACCGACGGCGATCCGTGCGCGTTCTGCGCGATGTTGGCGTCCCGCGGTCCCGTCTACCTCACCAAGGACACGGCCGAGTTCTCCGCGCACAACCACTGCGCGTGCACCGCCGAGCCGGTCTACTTCAGCAACGCCCCCTGGCCCGGCCGCGCGGCGGAGTTTCGTCGGCTGTGGCGTCAGCACATCGAGAACCGCTACAGCGGCAAGGAAGCACGCCGCCAGTGGCGCCGGATCTACACCCAGATGCAGCGGGAGCAGCGCGAGACCGCCTAGGGCACCCAGATCAGCACGGCGCCGACGTAGATGCACATCCAGGCGAAGACGTGCACGAAAGCCCGGCCCGGCGGTAGGCCGCCCAGGTCGTCCAACCAGCGGATCAGCGCGCGCCCGGGCAGCAGGGCGAGCAGCCACACCAGGTGCAGAACGACCATGTGTCCAGTGTTGCAGGAGCCCGCCATGGCCAAGAAGCGCAAGCCGATCCGGATCAAGAAGGCGAATCAGGGCAAGCTGCGCCGCTCCACCGGGACGAAGAAAGGCCAGAAGATCCCGGCGAAGAAGCTGCAGAATCTGGCCAAATCCAAGAACCCCACCACCCGGAAGCGGGCGCAATTCGCGCTGAATGCCCGGAAGTGGAACAAGAAGAAGTCTTGACTTCCGCCCGACATGGGCGGTTGACCTGCGGGAACGCAGGTTCCTACGCACCCGACATGGGAGCGCGCTATGACTCAGCCCGACAGGGATGAGAGCGAGAACAACGACCTCGGAATCTCCGAGGACGAAGCGAAGAAGCTGCTCAACGTCAATGAGGACGACAAGGGCGGCAACGGGCCGAATGGGGCAGAGGGCGGTCGATCCGACACGGACGACAGCAAGCTGACCGACGAGCTCGCGAAGTGGAAGTCGCTCGCGCGCCAGCACGAGAAGCGCTTCAAGGAAGCCAGCTCGAAGCTCAACGAGTACGAGAGCGCCAGCAAGAGCGATCTCGAACGCTGGGAGGAGCGCGCCACCACCGCCGAGTCCCGAGCCGGCACGGCCGAGGCCAAGGCGAAGGCGCTGGAGATCGCGATCGACCGTGCCCCCGAGCACGCGACCCTCGCGCAGGTTCGTGCCGTCGCGAAGCGCGTGCGCGGCGAGGACGACGACGCCCTGGAGAAGGACGCGGACGAGCTGTTCGAGCTCCTCGCACCCGCTCCGCCGGAGCCGAGGCCGGGCGACAAGACCCCGGCCCGGCCGAAGGAACGCCTGAAGGGCGGCGCGACTCCCGACGAGGAGCCGGAGGAGGACGACCCGCGCAAGCTCGCGGCACTGCTCCCCCGACGTCGCTGATAGATCACCGCACGGCCCGCCACAGAGGCCGGTAGCGGCTCCCCAACGCTCCCTAGGAGGACTCTGTGGCCAACTCATTCATCAAGCCGGAGCGCATCGCGTCCCAGGCTCTGGGCCTGCTGGAGCGGGAGATCATCATCCCGGCTCTGGTGTGGCGCAACGCGGGCGGCTCGTTCCAGGGCGTGGCCGGTGACACCATCACCATCCGGGTGCCGGCGCGCACCACCGCGAGGACGCGGACGCTGCGCGGTGCGCGGCCGACGGCGTCCGAGGGCAACGGCATCATCACGATGGACGAGCTGACGGAGACCTCCGTCGACGTCACGCTCGACACCGACGTCTACTCGGCCGTGCCGATCACGGACGAGGAGCTCACCCTCGACATCACCGACTTCGGGTCCCAGATCGCCGAGCCCCAGATCCGGGCGATCGCCGAGGGCGTCGAGAACGCGGTGATCGCCGAGATGACCGCCGCGAACTACGCGAACACGGTCACCGGCGTGGACTCGTCCAACGTCTACGACAAGATCGTGGACGCGCGGGTGCTGCTGAACCAGGCGAACGTCCCGATGTCGGAGCGCTACCTCGTGGTCGGCTCCGACTTCGAGGGCATCCTGCTGAAGTCCGACGACCTGCACCAGGTCGACCGGTCGGGCAGCAGCTCCGCCCTGCGCGACGCGACGATCGGCTCGATCGCCGGGTTCTCGCAGGTCGTGGTCTCGAACGGGCTCCCGGCTGACGTCGCGTTCGCGTTCCACCGCACCGCCTACGTGCTCAGCATGCAGGCTCCGGCCATCCCGGCGGGCGCAACCTACGGGGCCAGCCGGTCCGCCTTCGGCCTGGCCATGCGGTGGATCAGGGACTACGACTTCCGGAACGTGCAGGACCGGTCGCTGTTCGACGTGTACATCGGCACCAACACGGTGAACGACGGGCCGGACACCGCCGAGGTGCAGACGGTCACGATCACCGGCACCCCGACCGGCGGCACCTTCACGCTGTCCTACGCCGGGCAGACCACGGCGCCGATCGCCTACAACGCGACCGCGGCTGCGGTCCAGGACGCCCTGCGCGACCTGGACAACGCCGGTACCAACAACGTCGCGGTGACCGGTGGCCCCGGCCCCGGCACCCCGTACGTGGTCACCTTCGCCAGCAACCAGGGCAACGTGACGCAGCTGGTCGCGGCCGGCAGCTTCACCGGCGGCACCAGCCCGGCGGTGGGTGTCACCACCACCACCGGCGGCGAGACGTCGATGGTCCGCGCGGTCAAGCTGACGGCCGCCTGATGGAACCGCTCGCGAGCGTCGCGGATCTTGAGGTCCGGATGGGGCGTGTCTTCGAGGGGGCGGAGGCCGCTCGGGTCGTCGCTCTGCTCGTGGACGCCTCGGACCTGGTCCGCGACGTCGCGGGCGGCAAGACCTGGATCGACCCGGAGACCGATGCGTTGCAGAAGGTCCCCGGGACGGTCCGCTGGGCCGTGTTGCGCGCCGTCGACCGGGCGGTGCGCAACCCGGAGGGCTACTCCGCCGAGTCGGCCGGCGACTACTCCTACCAGCGCACCGGCGTGCAGCCGGGCATCTACCTCACCGAGGGCGAGGAGCGCGCGGTGCGCCGGGCGCTGGGCAAGACCGGGCTGTGGAACCAGCCGGTCACCCGCAACGAGGAGACGCTGACCGTCGGCTGGGTTGAAGACCAGTTCGGCACGGAACCCATCCCGTACGACATCTACCGGGAGTGAGCCGTGAGCACCCTGCTCGACCACGGCCCGCACACCGTGAAGATCTGGGTCGAGATCGAGGCCACGGACTCGCGAGGCAACGCTATCCGCATGCCGTCGCCGGACTCTCCGGTGACGGTCAGCGGATGTCTGATGCACCCCGTGAGCTCGACGCGAGGTGCGTTCCCGGCGATCGACGTTCGGCAGGGCCAACGGGTCGACGCGGCGTGGCGCGTCCACGCCCGGGAGGCACCGATGGGGTGGTGGTCCAAGCTGGAGTTCGAGGGCAAGGTCATGACCCCTCTCGGCGGCCCGCTGGTCTACACCACCTCTGACGGCACCCGGCACATCTCCTGCACCTTGATCGAGGAGCGCTGATGGCCGAGGTCTACGCGTTCGCTGACGACGAGTACTTCGCGAAGCTGCCCGGCGTGCGCCGCACTCTGGCCCGGACGGCTCACCAGGGCGCCGCGCGGGCCCAAGCGATCCTGGCGGCACACCGCTACCAGGGCCACGCCCGGATCACCGTCACCCGGGGCGAGCTGGACTACTTCGTCAACCTTGACGACACCCGCGGCTACCCGGCCGCAGCCGCGATCGAGTACGGCCGCAAGGGCGGACGGGGCGGCGTCAGCTCGGGCATCCACGCCCTGCGGAGCGCCTTCTGATGCCCCGCTTCAGCGTCGACTACCTCGACGTCCTTCTGGAGCTGCTTCGGCTGGATCTGACGTTCCCCGACGTCCAGGTCATGAGTCGGATCCCCGACCACATCACGGAGTACCTGCCGCTGGTCGTGATCCGGCGCGTCGGCGGCGACTCGAACTACCCGGAGTTCTTCGACCGGCCCTGGATCAACGTTCAGTGCTGGTGCGGCAACCAGGGGCCGTCCGGCGACCCATTCCGCGACGCCGGCGACCTCGCCGACGACGTGCGCCGGGTGTTCTGGGAGGCCTGGAAGACCCAACGGGTGGTGCCGGGCCTGGGCTGGATCGGCTGGATCCGTGAGTCCTCCGCGCCGCAGGAGATCTCGGACGTCGACCGGCCGTTCCTGGGCCGCTACGCCGCCACCTACGAGCTGCGGGTCCGACCCGCCGCTTGAGTCCCGCACGGCCTGCCACGGGCCGCCTGCGGTCGCTCCCCACACCTAGGAGGTACCCGTGGCACTGATCGACTCTGCCGTGCTGATCCCCGGGACCGGGTTCATCTACGCGGCGCCGGCCGAGACCGCCATCCCGGCCAACCTCACCGCCCCGGCCAGTCCATGGGACAACCTCGGCCACACCAGCCGCGAGGACGGCCTCACGATCACCCGCGACGGCGGGGACAGCGAGACCGTCGGGACCTGGCAGAACCCGGTGCTGCGGGAGCGGCGCGAGCCCACCACCTTCGCCATCACCGCGTTCCTGCACCAGGTGACCAACGCCGTGCTGGAGATGTACTTCGGGCCCGGCGACGTCGACACCGCTGACCGATTCGGTGTCACCAGCTCGACCGCGACGGTGGAGAAGGCGCTCTACGTCAGGATCATCGACGGCACCAACGAGGTCGGCTTGTACGTGCCGAAGGTGAGCATCTCGTCCGAGGACGACGTCGAGATCGATGTCGAAGGCTTCTTGGCATTCCCGGTCCGCATGACCGTGCTGCAGGTGACCGGCTCCAACCTCATGGAGTTCATCGGCCCCGAGCTCGGTCTGACCCCGTGATCGATCGGCGGGCGGCCTAAACCCCGAACCGGGCCGCCCGCCGATCTTCCTCTTGTTCAGGTTCGGGGATCCGCAGAAGGTTCGGGAGACCCATGCCCCCCACGACTCGTAGCTCTGTGTCCAAGACCCCCGGCAAGACCGATTCGCAGACCTCCGTCCTTGAGCAGATGGCCGACGACGCCGCGCCGGAGCTGCCTACCGAGTACCCGGCCGGTGCGCCGGAGCTGAAGCCGCTGCTCGCCGTGCGCCCGCGCTCTCGCCGTGGGGAGTTCAAGCGGGTGCTCGCCGAGATCTCGGAGAAGAGCAACGCCGCCCGCGACGCGCAGGTCGAGCTGGAGAAGACCAAGGACGCGCGCGCGAAGGAGCAGGCGCTGTTCCGGCTCTCAGCCAGCATGGACGACGTGCTGGAGGTGATCGAGCAGGCGATGCGTCTGGTCGCGGTGGACGTCGCGAAGTACGACACCTGGGCCGCCGAGGTCGGTGACGACGACCTGCAGACCACCTGGGCCGTCTACCAGCAGAGGATGCAGCCGGGGGAAGCGCCGAGCTCGCCGAGCTGATCGACGAGCACGGCCGGGCGATCCTCCATGACCTGCAAGCCCTCGGCGTCGATCTCTACGACGTGTTCCGAGGTCGGATCAGCCCGCGCAAGGTGCTCTGGCTCGTCGGGCAACTACCCCAGTCCTCCGCCTTCGCCGCCTCACTGCGCGGCGGGGCCGAGTTCCGGCCATGGACCACCGAGGTGTACGTCCTGGCCGCGATCGCCAACTTGCTGCAGGCGGCGAACCGGCAGCGCGCCGGCAAGCGCTCCGCACAGCCGATCATCAAGCCACCGAAGCCACAGCAGAAGCAGCAGCCCAAGCGCGTGCTCACGGTGCAGGAGATCATCCGGCGCCAGCAGCACGGCAAGAACGACTCGAACACGTAGGGCATGTGCGAGGGATCCTCTGCGGCCCATGCAACCGAGGTCTCGGAAACTTTCGAGATGATCCCGCTCTCCTTGAGAGGGCGGTGATATACCTGCGGAAATGAGGTGATCTGGATCGATGGCTGGCCCCGGTGGTGACGAAGTAGGGCGTGTGTCGATCCGATTATCCGTGTCGTCCCCGACACGGATGGCTTCAGGCGCCGACTGGAGAGTGCGCTCGACTCCGCCGAGGCCGGGCTCGAAGTCACCATCCCGGTCAACTTCGACGT